ACTGGTGTTCTTTTTGAAGCTCCTCAATTTCGGTAATGGTCATTCCTTTTTGAATGATATCCATTACCACGTCTTTTTGTAGGCTCTCAACCTTTGGGACTATATCATCCAATGACCCCGACTCGTTTATTTCCCGGCTAATATCAGCGCACCCTTGCATGATAACGCGCTTCAAATGAAGCTCTTTTAAAATAGTAGCATAATACTCGTGGTTTGCTGTCATCATGTCACGCATATCACATTCAGCCGGTATGCCCTGTGAAATGTTATTAAATATCTTTTGGCTATCAGGGGAATAGAAATGATGCGCCTGAAGCATTGATAGATATATCTCCCGGCTTTGAAGGTCATGCTCCATTGTAGCCAAAACAGTCCGCTCTAATTCAGTATCGTATATCATTTTCTTGGGAATCCTGGTGGTGGTGATTCTTGTGAATTGTTTTTCGTATTACGCATCCAATTTCGTACAGCAGCATTCCAGTCCTTCATTTTGTTTTTGCCAACATACCAGTTTTTAGATTGGTAGAAATCATAAAACTTCTCAGCCTCCGCCCCACTACCACCCCTATCTTGCATATAAAGAAAAACGTCTTCTTGTGACGGCGGTGTAAACCGCCCATTACCTGCTTTCCCTTCTTTACCCTTCTTTACTGTTTTGTCCTCCGCTTGTCCCGTCTGCGTCCCGTTGGTGTCCCGCCCTGCGTCCCGCACTGCCTGATAAGTATCGTACTTGCAAATAGTTATGCGTCCTATCGCTGTCCTCTTGTCGTACCGTATCATGTCCTCTTTTTCGAGCAAGTCTAAAAACCGGCTTACCTTGTTATTAGATCGCCATTTCCACCGGTCTCTAAGGAATCGAACCGAAGCCACAAGCTGCCCCCTGCTCCACTTAACTATTTGTCCATTGTGCATCAATGATGTTTCTTCATCTTTCCACCGGGCTTGCTCGATCAGATCAATCCATGCCTCTGCTTTTGATAACTCTCGCTTCTCAGTCCAAAAGGGATGATCAAAAAACCGCCTGTGTAATAGAATCCACCCAGAATCACCAATTGGCATAACTATTCAGTAAAAGGATCCGGAATATCATGCATTTCACAATATTCGTTTATAATTATACAAATCACATCTGTTGGTCTTCCTGTTTCAAGAAGATTATTATAAGTGACCAAAAGCCGTATTAAAAACTCTAATCGTTTAATTCTTTCTTTGTCGTTCATGGTCTTAAAATAAGAATAGCCCTGTACGACGGTCGCGGTAAGGTGGCAATTCCCGAATCTCTTAAGGACAACCGACTAACCGCCGTACAAGGCTATTAGAAGATTCTTTGCGCCTGCCACGGCGTTCAGTAAAATTTATAACTACAACCATAATACTAAATTCATTACAAATATTCAATAAAAAGTGCTTATTAGAGCAAAATTTTTTAGCCATTATTTGGGGTTGGCCGGATACGGTGCTGTAAGTATAGCCTCTGCTTCTTTTTTCTCGTCTCTTGCAACATTAGCCCATTCGTAATGACATGACACTTTTTGATGCTCACAAGCATAAATGCTATATAAAGCCATCATGGAGCATGCCAGTTTTTCGGCATCATTTTGCGGATATTCTCCGAATTTTTCTTTCCAGTATTCTTTAGCTGACTTCATCCGAACTCCTCCAATATGTGTTATTTAATTTCCCCGGTATCGGTGTCAATTATAAGTTTCTTGCGTGTCTCTAAGTCTATTATCACACCGCAGTCGAACTCCAAATGATGCAACAGGTTCTCGATAAAAGCCCTCATTTCGTCTTTCGTATAGGAGGCAAAACTACGAATATCAATGTAGGTTTCCCCGTCTTTCTCAAACGTCTCTGTTTCGCCATATTCAATCTTTGCCCGCCGTTCGGCTTCTTTGAAAGTCTCCCCGGTGTACTCGGAAAGTTCGCGGATCAACACTCCTTTCACGGCTTTTATCTGCTCCCAAGTCTTATTCCCTGACCACTTTTTGATTTCAAAAGCGTATGACCCATTAGGCAGATAGCGGATAGCATCGGCAATGTCGTTCTTGCCGTCTACTATCCCGCCATCTTTTATTTTTACCTTTATACGGTGCATTTCAAGTGATATCGGGCATAATTTCCTGCACTGCCCGGATTATTAGATTCGACCATAACCGTCTGAATGTCGTGGCCTGCTTCCCTAAGCTCCAAAATTCGCCCTGAAAGGCGTAGCACACGGTGCTCCATAATTGCTTCCAAAGACGTGATGCTACCTTTTTCTTTCAGGTGCTTGAGTATTTTTTGGTTTTGGCTCATAACTCCTCCTCTTCCAAGTCGTGGACATCCGCCTCCCATGCCTCAGTAAAATCTTTATTATTAAACAGCGAGGCAAGTCCGGTTATTTGCTTCATACGCAACAATTCGTCCTGGCTCATGCCGATATGCTTACATATCCACGCGTCTCCCTTGCCCATCTCCACAAGCTCAGATACAATGGTACTCATAAGCTCAATGTTATGTGTTCCCCTTGCCCTGTTATGGCGTATTGTTGATGCCATACGGTCGCCCATGTGCTTGTTTATAACAACAACAGGAAGCGTTGCTCCCTCTCTCTCCCGCACCCTTTTCGATTCCTTGCCCACGCGGAACCTGTGAAAGCCATCCACAACAATATACATATCATCATCCGGGTCATATACTGTTACAATGGGCTGGGTGTATCCATCCTCCCATATAGACACCTCCAGTAGCTCCATTTCCGGTGGCGCTACCTTGTTAGGGTTATAGTCATTGGCTTTTATCTTGTCAAGAGAAATCCTTTTAACATCATAAACTGGTGATATAAATTCCATTGTATTGTTATTTGTAGTTTCCGTTTTCATCATGGGTCTCATTCCCCCTAAGGGGTGGGTTGAATATAGAGATAAGCACCACGTCCTCTAATGCCTCAAACGTATGGTCATCATGGTTATCAAGTGCATAAATTACGTCCGGCTGTACAAGATGTCTTTCCCCGGTGTCCAAGTTGTGTAAAACACCCTCGCCACGTATGCAATAACATGCTTCAAGATGATTAGTGTAGTGCCAGTGGTACGGCCCGCCTTTTGGTATTATGGTTTTGTTTACACCAAATCCAAGACCATCGTCTTTTATAATAGCCCTAAGGCTGACACCTCCTGTAAAGCTGACCTGCCTCTGCGTTTTGTGTAGTGTTTTTATATTAATTACTTTCATATGCTTTTGTATTTTTCTTGTATCTGTTTCTGTCTCTTTGCCTGTTCAATCGTTGGAGCAAGACCCAGATATTTACAAGTGTGGTCGTTTTTAAGTATGGTTATTGCAAACCGTTTCCATGACGTAACGTCACTGTTATGGCATTTAAGCATATCTAAATGATCTGGAGGAAGCATCCTAACAAGCCTTTTGTTTTTCCTGCCATGCCGTGTGAACCCCCCGATACGAAAATCTATTCCATGATGCTTCATGTCCTCTATAACTTTTTCGGGCAGCCCACGGCCAACGCGCCACCAAAATCTTATAGATTGCACAAAGCGTTGCTTAAAGTTTTTTTTTGAAACATCGGGGAGGGTGTTTATGAGAAATTTCGTAAACGTCTTCCAGGTATGATTAGGCGGCAGCTTAAAACTATGGTAGGTCAATTGCTTGCCGTATGTTGCCGAAAAATTAGCACCATGAACCCGTGAAACAAGCCGAGCCCAAACATGCGGGTCGATCACCCTGTAAAGGTTCAGGCTTGACTTCGACTCACTCATAAAGGGTGATGCAACGCGCATTTGGTGGGGTGTTAGACCTGCCTTCCAGAATATATCGTACAACTCGTTATACTCCCAATCAAAAAAGTTATTAGCCACCCACACATCATCCGTATGCCAATCATATATCGGGTAGCAATTATATACTACCTTCGTATTCTTCTTGGTCCACATATGCCCGCCGTCTGTTTCCTTTCGGTCATTCATTATGGCTCTCCAACGGTTTAGTGACTCTCCGGTTCTAATGCCGATCAAACAAGCTGTTTTCTTCCCCTGAGAATACCAGTCACCGAACTTGTCCCAAAACTCATCATACCACATATTTTCACGAAAAAAATCAAACTCATGGTTTTCAAAATTTACAATGTAATCATCCTGTGGCATGGGCCGAACCCACTTGTCCTTATCATCCTCCCCCCAACACCGCCACTCTGTCATATAAGCGCTCACGGTACACGGCAGGGTTATCGGCAGGCAACACCAATATATGTCCAGTAGGTCNCGGTTCTTGCCTAATATGGAGTGCATAAACTGCAGCGAATACTCATAATTCGCCTCGTTNTCCATGACCATAAGCCCGATCTTTTCCTTAATATCGTTCTTCCTCATATACTGCAAAACAAGATTGAGCATAACCCCAGAGTCTTTCCCCCCGGAAAATGATATATATATGCGCTCAAAATTATTGAATATGTAATCTATTCGCTCCCATGCTGCCTGGTACACGTTCTTGCCTAACATCCTTTTCATATATCCAGCCTCAATTGTTTGTTACGCGCCGATATCTCAATGCCCTTGAGTATCGAATAGTATTTACTTTGTGTTGGGGTAAACCCAAGTGTTTTCATGGTGTGATCGTTATTAAGGACGGCAACGCATATAGATTTATAAGACGGTGCTTTTTTAAGGGCGTGTATTCTATTGGGTACTTCATCAGGAAGCCCATCAAAATAACATCTCCGCTCCCATTCCGATATGTAGTTCTCTATAAGATCTTTCATATTCCTTTATTTTTTTATTAGCTACGGTATTTGCTTCGTGTTGTTGTATGAACGTCAACATAGACCATGCAACGCGGGTGTTTATCTCCGGTACACCCCGCCCGTAACTGCATGCTGCCTGGCCACACCAAGCCCGGCGGTTGGATGATGTGTTTGTCAAATGTTCCTCTGTGCTTACCGGCCACTTAACCATGACCTCTGCCAGTAGGTGCATAAATACCCCCGGATTAGAGAGTATATAAACAGCATCATCCACCGACCCTGTAGACCTGGGGTCATACATACCGTTTTTGTAGCACTCCCATTTATGATATGGATGATATATTTTTATCAAAATGGCAAATCCGGTGTTTCCGGCTCGCTGTAAGCATTACCCCCGGCACTGCCTCTACTCTTATCCGGCTTAAAAGTGTTGACTTCTGCGTAAGCCTTGCCGTCTTTGCTTACTTTAAGGTCAATGTTAAGCCAGTCGCCTTTTACTTTACCAAGATAATCCCGGAAGTCAGCAACTTTAATGCTCACCGACCCTTTTACAAAATCCGGCGCTCGTTCGTGTGGTTCATTGAAATATAGCCCCTTTGGAAAGTACTTTTTATCATCACTCATTATTTATCTCCGGTTAGTTTTTGGATCATTTGTTCTACTTCTTTGTCTGCTTTTAAAATAGCTTCTCGTATCAACTCCTGAAGTTCAGGGTCGGCCTCGACACGTTGGATATGAAGCTGAAGGTCGGCGGGCATCTGAGGATTGAAATGCACATAGTCACACCACCCCAGACCCGCGCACATCATTTGTGATTGCATCTGTATCATGGCTGTCCTGTCCACCTTCTCACCAAGTATCACTTTAATGTGATTGGAAAGGTTTCGGCACTTTATTTCGATTAACCCATCACCGACAACACCATCGGGTGAAGCCCCGAAGTTGGGTATATCGGGGTGCACCATGAAGTCGATTTCATCAACCGTGTTTCCCGTTTGGATCTCATACAGCGTCCGAGCACGGGGCTCCAGGTCTATTCCGTTCTGCATGGCCTCATTTACGTAGTCGCTGCCCGCCGATAACCCCGTAAGCCTTTCGGCTACTATCTGGGCTATGTAGTTCTGGTACCCCGCCGTTGTGGGCTTCATCAACAAGTTTGATATTTGGGACGCGGTGAAGCGCCCCGTTCGCTTGGCGTACCACTCATCTGTGCGTTGCATATCAGCCTCCCATCTCTTGACGTATCTCCATTACCCGCTTTTCAACAGCGTCATGGTCTTTCTGTGACACTTGTACGGCTTCTTTTATTTTGTCCCATGATGTAGACCGGGTAAAAATACGCTTTGCCGTTTCCTCTCCACGTTTGTTTATCTTGCCCGATTGGTCGGTGGCATTAAGCCAGGGCTTGCTTTCCGACTTGCCGGATGCTTTGTTCCCGTCATCATCCTCTGCCTGTAGTGCCAACAGTGAAGCAAGTGTATACCTGCGATAATAGGTAATCGCTGAACCTATCTTCTGCGGGTCTTGAATATCAGGCAAGGCAAGAGACGAAGAAACGCTGTCTCCGCTTTCAATGTCTGTTATGCGACTCGTTACAGCCCCGTCCTCGATTGGTTGCGTTAGAAGCAATTTCTGTGCGTCTAACAACGGTTGGATGTGCTCTATCAGGTTGTTTATGTCAAAATATTTACTCTTGAAAAATGGGTTGTCAGAGTCTTTGCTTATTTTACCCACTTCACTGCGTAGCTTGAAGAGTTTTTCGTTAAGATTCATTTTTCCGTACCTTATATTTGTTGTTGTAATTTATGCCCCGTTTGTGATAGGTCGGGGTGTTTTTTATGAGCCGGGTTGCTCCCCCATAAAAAATATCGTTTCAGTATCACCGCACTCCGCGCACCATCCGATATCGCCGTTAGTGCGAAAGGTGTCGTACTCCTCGCATATGGTGCAGTATGATTCGGTCATGGGGTGTCCTGTTTAATTTTTGTCGGCACATAATTCGCGTATGTTTTTACCTCAAAAACGCACCCACATTCACATGTGAACGGCGCGTGTCTGTTTACATCCGCCATCACATCATGCGGCGCTTCGTTTAATTCAAAATCCTGCAAGAGGCAATCGCCCGACTTGGATTGCGCCGGGTATACTTCCCCGCAATCCGGGCATGGTACGAATACTGTGTCATATAGGCCCATACTATTTGTCCTCCTTTACATTGAGTTC